CTACGCTTCAATTCTACGTGTGGCTACTGCTTAATTTCTGCGTGGGTTCTACGTGTGGCTACTTCTGCTGTTCTTTGACTAGGCAATATATTGACTTATCAAATTGCATGCGAGACTCAATGAGTTATTCTCGTTTGTGCTCTAAACGTTCCAATATAATATCTAAACTCTTATCTGGTATAAATTGGATAGGTTGGTCTGGACTCATCTTGTCAGATGATTTTATATTCTTCATTTCTAAAGTGCCACCACAACAAGAGGAACGCTTAACTAGTTTTAATGCTATCATTAAAAACTGCATTAATGACGTGAACATACTCGTTAAAACGCTAACGGCTACGAGTATTATAATACTTGTTGAATTCTGGTCCATATATTATATAATATAGTTTTAAATTAGATTATATAATTTCTTTAATGCAGAAATTTCTTGGTTCGCTTTTTGTCGTTCGTTCAAAACAAATATTGAATTATATTTCTGTGGGTGTTCATAATATTTTTTAATACGGTCATATATTAAATTATACGATGCGCTATATTTTAACATACACTGAGCACACAAACGAGCGCCCAAATATTCACACTTACAATCTTTACACACTGTGCACATACACACCTCCCTGTTTAAATTTTTAAAGTAGTCCATATATAAATATATTATATTTTATTTTCTCACCATAAATATTTATCAGCCCAATATATGCCCGATGACTTATCATTTCTAGATATTAATCGCCTAAATCTATTTTTAAATGCCTGCCGTCTGACTGGGTCATTATGGTCTAGATGAGAATAATAGTGTAGTCTATCCTTGTAATGCTCCATATCACGAGCGCCAAATGAGCATACGTATTTATTATCTTTATAAACATCATACTTCTTCCCTTTCCTAGTACTTACGTATATATCATATCCCTCTCTTATCCACATTATAAAATAACAATAGATTAATTTATTCATTGTTATTTATTGCACGGGTAACTTGTAAATTAGCACCATATACGGACATGATTCCGGTTGCTCTGGATGTATTAAAAAATATCTCGTCATTTGTATTTAATAGTGCTATAGTTGAAAAACTGTGGCTATTTTCAGATGTTCTAAAATGTAGCAACCCTTCGCCAATAATAGTTGCTGATGTGTTTCTGTATATTGTTATAGGGTCCAATGACATGGTGGCACTAATAGCATATAAAAACCCTAAAGAGATTTTATAATATAGAGAAGGTACCCCTATATACTTAAAACCGTAAACATTAACCCCACTAATCAATGGGGTAAAGTCTGGAGTGGTAACTGTCGAATCATATGCTCCACTATTAAATAAATTAATATGTCCAATAGCCAACGCTAAATTAGTAGTCTCTGCTAATGTTGGGCTGACTGAGTAATAATTAAGATGACTCTCACTGCCGACTATCGCAAGCTTTCCACTTGTAGATGGGAAATTATTCGCACCGTTTAATTGTGTAGCGCTTAATTTTTCAACTGTTGCAATTTTATAGCTAGACCCTGGAATTGATAAATTACAAGCTTGAAGAGTTGGAACTGTTGGGTTTCCAATATTTAAATCTTGCCACGTCACAAAATTCTGAAGACCTCCAACCCATGGAGTTGTGGTACTTACACCCATACTGACTGAATGCGTAAACGCGCTATTATTAACATTTAAGCGGCCGTATGTGTCCGTTTCTAGTAAAGAAGGGCCCCCTATTTGTAAATGGTTCAAGCTTGGAACTGATACTACATTATCGGTAGCTGTTGATATGTCGTTAGTGGTAAATATAAAATTAGCAGTCGAAGATGGGCCAGTTGGACCAATTGGACCAGTTGGACCCGTTGGAATAGGAACCAAAGGGACACCTGCCAGTGTTATGGTATCAGTGACTACTAAGTCCTTAGTATATAAATCTAAAAATGGGCCGCCTGTTATATTAGGATTAACAATAAGAGAACGAATAGACATTATTATATTCTTAAATGAGAATTTAATAATTGAATTCTAAAGCAATAGGTAACCATGTAGAATTACAGGTAGCATCAGATGTGATAGTAAGAACTAACGGAACGGATGAACTAGGCAGTGCTGAACCTGCGGACATAATAACCGAAAAGGATCCATCAGTTGGAATAACTGCTGAGTAATAAGTAGTTAATAAACTCGATGATTTTAACGCTACAGTAGCAGACCCTAAGACACCCCCAATAAATGAAAAATGAAATACAGCAGATGGAGTCGCACCAGTAGCACCTGGAAATAATAAACCCGTAATAGCGAAATCAATTATAGGAGTTGGTGGTGTAGCTGTAAATTTAGAAGCAGACAATGGAACAATTAGCCTAGTCTGATTAATAGATGAGCAATAAATAGGTAGTGGTTTATTTTGTGGTGTCACTAAAGAACGAACAGACATAATATAATATATAGTTATAAATTATATTTTATAATTCATTGTCACAATCTTCGTCACAATCTTCTTTATATTTCATATGTTTCTTAGATTTCAGATGTAATGATTTATTCGGTGCCATAACAATACTTCCACATTCACAATGATAGTGTGTTTTATTGTCTAAATCTTTAATTCTGTCAATCTCTATTTTATTTTTTAGTGCTTCGTCTTTTTCAGATTGTAACTCTTGTTCTTTTTTCATTCGATATTGTTCCTTACTGTGTTCTTTTTTATCTTGGTACCTTTGCTTATAATTCTCTTTATTATCTTGATAATATTTCTTGTGATACTCTTTATTTTTAGCATGCCAGCTCACCTGATAGGCAAGGCGCTGTTGTTTGTGTTCTTGATACCATTGTTTTTGACCTCTACCTGCTATATTCTTATTAATACAATTAGGATAGTTTTTTTGATAGAAACGTTCTCGTGCACGCAACTGTTCACCATTTTCACACGGGTATGGTTCTAATAATACAATAATTATTTCATCTTCTTCATCAGATTTCTCAAATAATAGAACAGAAGAACATTTACTATGGCCAGTGTTAAATGTTGATTTATGTACTGCCATTCTGGCTTTTAATGGTATACACGTAGAGCCTATATAACATTCAATAGTTTTATCTGTACTGTTCATCAATGATTTTCGTACAAGCATGTAAATCTTACCTTTTGAATAATCAATCATTTTTTTTATATATATTTATTATATATTTTTTTTAAAAAATTATTAACGAATTAATTAATTAATTAATAATTACAACCCGAGTCCTTTCACGGTCTTCTTTCTAAACAAGATTTTAACACTTACGTATTCACTAGGGTTGATGTATAACGGGTATATTTTTTGGTCAGCAGTTAAAAAGAAGAACTGAATATCAAAGGTAAAAAGTGGTTGATTGCTCTCTAATGTTAGTAATCGATATTCTCCCTGTGGTGCATATTGAATATAACTTCTCAATGTGTTGTTATCTATACCAGATTGTAAATTAAACTCAAAGTCTGTCAAGATACGCCTATAATTAGAACCTGTTGAATTTTGGCCTTGAGTTTGCACATTTACTGATTCCTGTGCAACTGGAACGGTATTACTTATTAATATTAGTGACCTAGCACTATTCCAACTAAATAATGAATCATATTCTTGTTGCATCTGATAACTGTCAGGTGTTCCTGTATTATTAAAATTGTTAACTGCACCGTTCCAGTAATTATTACCTTTATTCTCAATAAAAAATTGAATATCTTTACCATTGGGTTGATTAAAGCCATTTCTGATTACCTTGAAGTTATCGAAATATTTGAATAATGGACTGTTGAAAAATACTTGGTAGTCTAATAAATTAATATCGTATGCGAATTGGGCAACTAAAGAAAATAAACCAGTCGGGGCGTCATATACCATAAAAGGAGGTGCTGTAGCTGGACCACCAGCTGCTACAAAGGCAACATTCAATGCATTATTAATAGAATCAAGAAATTGTTGATAAGAATACACGAATAAATAATTCTCATCTACTGCTGTTAAATTATTTAATGGTACGTATGCCAAAAATCTACGATAATCAACTCCTAGGTATCTAATAGTCACACTGTAGTATGCATTATTTGGTAAATTACCACCTACGCTAGGCCATATAAATATAGGAATATAAGCAGTTGGAACTGTGAACCTAACAACTGATAAATGGTAATCGTTGGGGTTTTTAATCAATGGACTTGTTCTGTTTTCAAACAGTAAAGCCTGAACTGGTGTAGTTAGACTATTAGAAAAAGATAAATCGTAATACACGTGGTCAGTCATTATAATATAATAATTATAAATTAGATATTATAATTTCGGTTTATCCATTATTATAATAAAAATAAATTATCTAAAGTTAAATTATAACATACATGTCTTTGAACAACATTCCACTCAAAATTGCAATCGAACGTGACCCAGTCTGTGCTGTCTCTAACCTAGATAAAAGATATTTTGGTGTAGTAGACGGCCCAGCTTATGTCAACTACCAAAGATATATTGCTTCTCAAGTCTCCAATTCCTCAGTTTCTATTTTATCCATCCCATCATCAGAGCAAACAATTATTGACCCTAAGATTTACGCATCCGTAAGTTATCAATTAACATTTGCAGGAACTAGTGTGGCCGGTAATTTAATCCAATTGGGAACAAGTGACGCGCCCCGTGCTTTTCCACTTTCCCAATCTACCAGCACATTGGCAGCAACTCTGAATGGACAAACAATCAGCATGAACATATCCCAAATTTTCGACCCATTTATGAGATACGAACACAACTATAAAGAAATTACAGACTGCGAAGGTATGACTCCAGCCTACTTGGACCAATGCCAAGCATACAGTGATTTATTTGGAACTAATAGAAACCCTCTCGCACTATTTGGTGATAATACATTTGCAGACCCTCGAGGTGGTTTTTCAGGTGTTCGTATTATTTCTAACACGCCAACCGCAGCTGTTATCGAGTTAACAATTTATGAAAAGATTTATCTTCCATTATTTCACGGAAATAAACACGGCCTAATTAATGTCTCAAATCTTAATTGGCAATGGACATTTAGAAGCCCACTCGCTAACTTTGTATGGTCACATGATGCAGTTAATGGTAATAATATCACCTCTGCAGTTTGTAATATTACCGCTATGTCCTTATACTATAGACAATGCACCCCTAAAGTTTTATCTTCAATCCCTAAGGCTTGTATTTATCCTTTTTATTCAGTTATCCCGGCTATCACCTCATACACTGCACCAGTAGCACCTGGGGCTTCTGTTCAATTATCAATGCAAGCGCTTAATTTACAAGCCATCCCTAAAATGGTTTATATTTACGCTAGACAACAAGATAGCGAACAAACATATTTGACGCCTAATGCGTATTTTAGAATTGATAACGTAAACGTTACATATATGAACGCTAGCGGTTTATTAGCATCTGCACCTACTCAAGAACTTTATCGTATTGCACATAAAAATGGATTTAATGGTTCATGGGACCAATGGAACAAATACAACGGTTCTGTTCTCTGTTTGAAATTCGGAGAAGATATTGGATTATCATCTTTATATTCACCTTCTCAATTGGTAAGTAATCAATTGTCCATGGTTGTAACATTAACTAATTTATCAGCGGTTACCTTTTCAGTTATTAATTTATTTGTTCAAGTTGTTTACGAAGGAACAGCCACTATACAAAACAACAATATGAACTTAAACATTAATGTCTTGTCTAACTCAGATGTATTGAATTCACAAATTGATGGAGCACCAGTTGTTGAACTAAAAACAGCACATAATATGTACGGAGGCATGAATTTTGGAGAACTCACACAAAAAATCGGACACTTAATCAATACTGCTGTTGATACTGCTAAAGAGGCTGTCGACTATGCAGGCCCAACCGTTGCTAAAATGCTTCCATTAGTTGGATTAGGTGGTAAAAAGAGAAGGGGAAAAGGTGTATCTGGCGGTGATTTAATCAGTCGCTCACAATTGGGGGACATGATGGACCAATACTCAGAATATTAAAGTTATCTAATACGTAGAAGAATAAAAGTATTATAGGGGTATTGTAGAATACAATCCCCGCTAGGAGTTATTTTAATAAATCAATTAATCAATTAATTTATTATTTGCCTATTATTGATTTAGTCAAATCCACGACAGCCTTATCAATATCACCCAATCGTTTAATCATACCAGCGTAAGTATCTAATGGTAAATGTCTAGTTTTTATTCTAGCAATACAATGACGCCCACATGTAGCTATATTTGGCCCTTCTTTTTGTAACTCATGATGATTGTATTCTACAATACCTCCTTTTTTCGCATAGTCATATAATAATTTAGATAAATACGGAGCGCCTCTATAATTCACCTTTCTCTGGTTTTTATCAATGAACTGAAATTCCGCATCTGGTCTACCATTCATAATACCTCCATACGAATCAAAGAACTCTAAGCGGTCTGGATGTTTAATTATACATGTCCAATGTCCACGATTGTCTCCTTGATTAATATATAAAATAATCGCTGAATGATGAGCCCGTAGAATATCCTCAACACTTTTATATTTGGCTAAGTCGAAGTATGATAGAATTAGCGTATTATTACCTAGCGCACGCTTAATATCTTTATCTGATAGTGCTATATTCATATATATAATAAATTAATAATATATAATAATTAATAATAATTAATATTTATTTTGTAATTCAGAATAATTATTTTGTATCATAATATATATATATCAATAATGACAGAACAACAAAGAATATTCGGAGTATTACAATCGATGATAGGGTCTGGTAAACTCAGTAAAACTATAGAGAGTCTCTACCCTGAGGAGTTTAAAAATCCATATGTAGATGATGGTTCATTCGAATTTGAAAAATTACGAGCAGTAGTCATTAAAAGTATCGCTAAACAATTATATGGTGATGAAACAATCCAAGCCATGAAAGCTGTTCCAGATGCGACAATTAAGAAGGTAATGAAAGAATTAAAGGACTCATACCAAGAAGATATTGAATTTAAGAAGCAACGAGCAGAGTTAGCGATGGAAGCTGCCGATGTCCGACAACAAGAACAAGCAAAGTTGAAAATCAAAAATGCATATGCTAAATATAAAGATGAAGAACCAGCAGACCTCCATAAGAAATTGACTGCTTATAAAAACCCACAATTCGCCCAATATGCTAAAGACTTCGACCCAGTTAAAGATGCAACACTAAAGAAGGTTCTAGATGCTCTGAAAAAAGAGAGTAAAGAAGCACTTCAATTACAACAATTTGGTGCTGGAGCACGAAAAAATAAAGTAACAGCAGAAGAAAGAAAGAGACGCTCTGATAGAATGAAAGAGATGCATCGTAGTGGTAAATTAAAAAAATGAACGCCTTTATTGTTTTTAACCAGAATAAAAATAATAATGTTATATATAAGATATGAATAAAAAGACTAAACTGTCCAATAGTTACTTAAAAGATGATGATGAAGATTATAGTCAAATGCCGATGACAACTATAACGGAAAAATCTCCCATAGCTGCTATTGAGTTAGCTATTAAACAAAAATCTGATGCAATAGATAAAATTAAAAATAGAATTGAGGCTATATCAAAAAAAATTGAAGCCATAGGTGATACTATTGATGAAAAGAAACTAGCAAGTGTTAAAGTGTTGAAATCTGAAAAGTCAGACCTTCAAGCAAAAAGACTAATACTAGATAAAGATAAGCAAGAATTAGAAAAAATATTATTACATCGGCAAATGATAAATAAAGAAACAGCTGACGTTGTCGTGTATGATGTTATTGAAGAACTTAGAGGACAATTTAAAAAGTCTATTAGTGAATTACAAAAATTACATCAAAAGATGGTCGCAAGTGAGAATGTATTTAATATTTTACTCAAGCAAGCAGATAAAGGTGATTTGACTGCAACAGATTCTATCAAACTAAGAAAACAAATGATTAAAGCATCGCAGGAGCTTGAAAACCTAAGAGAACAATTCAAGACTGAATACACCACATATAATAATTTAATTAAAAAATATACTAAATATGAACCATCATTTAGAGCAACAGTGAGTGGTCTTAGATTTATAGAAGAGGTAACATTGAATCACTCAGAAATACAGCTTGAGTTAGTAAACTCAGTAAATACCATAATTAAAGATGTAAGAAAAGAGACAGCGAACCGATTAATAATTACTGATAAACAATTAGCCCAATTAGAACAATTAGAAGGTATGAAATCTCAATTATTACAGTTAAAACAAGAGCAAGAAAAATACAACAGACATACCTCACAGGATAAAGAGATAATTAAAGAATTGGAAGGTAGAGCAGAACAATTGAGTGAATCATTAGGGATTATACCAGAAGTTACCGAAGGATTAACATCTTCACAATTATTATCACCTACGCAAAAATTAACACTAGAACAACTAAATACATTAAAGCCAGACAAGACGACACGTGATAACATTATGGCTCTAATAAAAGAGTTAGAAGCGTCTAAAATTAGAGGGTCTACGGGATTAACTCAAGCTTTTATTAAAATGACTGAGGATTACTCATCAGAATTTAAAAATAAATTTGTAGAGGCTCGTATCGATGAGATGCTAACTACTGAAAAAGGTATGACAGCGATTAGAGACTTTTTAAGTATTCATATTGCAAAAGTTATAGGAATTCAAAAAGTGCAACCATATCTGGAAAAACTGGGAGAAGGGCGAAGGGTAAAACGAAAGAAACAAGTGAAGCAGTTAACAAAGAAACAGATGATAGCCCTTGTTAAGAAAATAAGGAGAATAGGCGGAGGTCATGAATCAGAAAGTAGTTCAAGTGATGAGGATTTCTAGACACGTCCGGCGGGGCATTAATACGCAATGATTATCCACCACGTGTGAGAGATTTAATTAGTAAATATAAAGACTATAAGATAGTCCACATATTAGGTGCTAAGCAACCAATAGAGAGTTCTGTTCAATGGTTGGCTAATATAATATCAACGGGGAAATATGAACAGGCTAAATCCAAGTTAGGATATGATAATTTCTTTCATGTTTATTTAATTTTAAGATTAGAAGATGGGACAAAGTTGAAATTAGAAAAAAATGAAGTTATAAATATTGAAGTAATCACAGGCTTACAAAAGAACACGGGTTCGTATAATATAGGAGATACAAATATTAGATTAGGTGACTTTTTAAGTAGAGGACAACAATTGATGGGTGATAAATATTTCGATTATGACGGGTTCACGAACAACTGCCAGATTTATCTTTTATCATTGTTAAAAGCTAACGGGTTAATTAATAAAGATATATCAGACTTTTTCGGACAAGATGCGCAGGCAGTATCTCAAGAGTTAGGTGTATTGGTTTCTGGATTATTTAAAGGTGTTATAAAATCAGCGCAGATTTATAACTTATTAAGATATGGGCGGGGTGTAGCAGGGCATATGTTTGGAGATGCAGGGCAACCTGATAGTTAAAAAATAATTAATAATTAATTATTTTTTATTTTCTCCACCTTATAGTTATAATATGTCTCTATATTTTACAACTAAAAAGATACGGGATGCTAAACCTATAGCTATAGACAAAGAAACACGTAAGGTAGTACGATTAGTAGATACACAAAACCCATTAGAGGAGGATGACAGCGATTATAAAATTATAAAGTCACCATTTGCTCAATACATTCCAATTCCTAACATGTCAAGGGCCGACCGTATATATATTGCTGGTCCAACGGGATGCGGAAAAAGTACCCAGATTAGCATGTACTTAGATGAATATAAGAAAATATTCCCTAATAAGAGGATATTTCTGCTGTCAGATGCCCCACAAGATAGATTATTAGACAGACACAAACCCATACGTATTAAATTAGATGAAGAGTTAGTCAATTCACCAATTCAAACTATGGAACTGAAGGACTCAATTTGTATATTCGATGATGTGGACTCTATCAGTGATAAAAAAATAAGAAATGCGGTGACTTCTTTATATGATAGTATCCTAAAAAAGGGAAGCAGTAAAGATGGAATACATTTGATTATTACCAATCATGCGATTAGTGACTTTATGAGGACTAGAAACATTTTAATCAATTCTAACTGGATTGTATTCTTTCCACGGTGTTCTAATAATCTAAGTTATACCTTACAACGTCAGGGACTAACAAAGGCACAAATTGAGAAATTATTAAAATTACCATCTCGTTCCGTATGGTTACATACTAATTATCCTATTTTTTATGTGACTGAACACGAAATAGCATTATTATAATAAATTTTATAATGATAATGCTAATTTATTTTCTCTCTTTCTAATTTATGTTCTCTCTTTTGTGCAGTGCATTTTTTACATGATGCGTGTCTGCCAAATTTACCATTTTTGCAGATATGAAAGTTATTAATGGATTGTTCTAATTTGCAGTTAGAACATTTGCGTATAACAATCTCAAGGTCTTCAGGTTTTAAATTTGTGAAGTCCTTCTCTTGTGCTTTACGTTTTATGACAGATACACCATAAGCACTTCTGATATTAGACCTTTCTAATAATAATATACGCTCTTGGATGTCTTGTAGCTCTTTTTTCAACGATGTGAGGTATTGTTGTTCAAAGAATCCAAGAGATTCTATAACTTCTCTATTCATTTATTTTATTAAAGTATATAATTCTTATATATATTTTAATTTTGTTTTAAATCAAATTTAAATCATCATTTTGTTTTTAATCTGCTAATTAGTGTGTACGCGCCTCTATCGTCAATGTAGTTGATATCTTCCATGGGAAAATAAAAACTAGGAGTTTCTGCACCTTGCATAGCATAAAGTGTTAACGCATAGGCTGGCTTAAAAAATAACGGGTTATATAATTGCTTTATTGTAATCGTTGACCCATTGCACAATGTGACCTTGTTACCTTCTACCGTGTCGATGTAGTATATCATACCCTTGTATATATTTTTTTCTTGTAATGATTTAGAATTTATCATGCATATTATTTTGTTAGCAGTATTTAGCATCTCAATACCGTTATCATCCATGTATAACTTATTGTATTTATCAACGGTATCGTTTCTATAGCATATGATAACATCGGCATCATTATAATTTTTAGTAGAGTGTTTTTTTATTTCTTCTTCATTATTACATTTTCCATCGCATAAATCATCGTAATATTGATTGCTAAAATCATTTCTGTAATTGTTGGTGAGTGTGTCTTGAGTAGTAAATATTTGATTTATATAATTAGTAGAATTTAGAGGCTCGTGGTCCTCTGGATTTAATAATTGTTTAGAGTCACCATAACAGTAAATGTTTTTACCTAATAATATACATTTAATAATCAAATAGTGTGCTTGTTTGTTGCACATAAAGAATTCATCAATAATAATATTTTTTTCAGTTGGTATTGTCTGCGATAGTGTATATTTTGATACTACGGCACAATAATCATTTAATTCTTTATCTGACCTATATGCGTCTAATGCTTTATTGGATGGAGTTAATACAATATAATCTTCGTCACGCAGTTCTATTTCAGGGATTAATTTATTTTTAATGTGGAATGTTTTACCACAGCCCGCGTAACAATTATATAATACACGTTTAGCATCGCTCTTTTTTATAACTGAGTGGTTCGATATTTGTTTATCTATGACTAATTCACTATATGTCAATGGCTTATAGATTTCTCTTTTCCATTCTCCTATTTTTAAAGATGGGGTTATCTCTGGCCCATAATAACTCAGGGAGTCAGTTTTAATTTGAATAATATCTTTTGTCTTCAATTTTAACTCTTTAGCCTTGTAATAGACTGAAATTCTACATGAGTCTTTAATTTGTGAGGATATGGGTATTTTATTAGTAATACCAGTGACTACTAGCTCATTAGTTAGAACTGCATAAAAATCATCTGTTATTTTTAATTTAACCTTGTCAGGATGGTCTTCTTTTTCATATTCGTTATAAATGGATTTGATATTATGACAAATTTTAGAGCTCATTGATTTTTCAAAACAGCCTATCTCTCTAGTGTAAATTTGTTTAAAATACATTTTACCTTGTCTAGGTCCATATTTAGTGGTTAAATTTTCATATAAATCTTGATAGTATTTGCGGTAATAATTAGTACCTTTTATTGCTGTGTGTTCTTCAATTATTTCAAAGCTAACCTTTTCTTTAAGAAAAATACCTACATTATAACCAGCATAAAATCCAGTCGTGGGTATCAATATTGATTGTTCTTTAGGTTTTATTAAATATAGATAATGGTCAACAATTTCAGTTATATCTTTGGTTCGAATTGTAGTGGTTATATAATCGTAGACAATTAAAAAGGGTAAATTTATTAGGTCGCTAGCATATGCGCAATTACGGTCTATCGTTTGTATATTGTCATTAGCATTGTTATTTTTTATCGTGTAATTATAAGGGGAACGTGTATGTAAATCAGTGTGTAATATAAATGAGTTAATATTGTCTCGTATATAATTTTGGGATAATACAGAAAATAAAGTATCTAATGTGGTACGTTCATTAACACTATTTTCTAATCCATACATGGTGGCTATTTCATGGCATATTTTATAGTCACTATTAACAATATATTTTACATCGTCATGAATGAAAGAAATTATATTTATTTTACCATCGACTAACCCATCACCTATAACCATAGTATCTGGATTGATTAATTCTTTTTTTAAGATACTGCTTATTTTTTTTTGACAGTCCTTTTGGTTTTCTAAGATGGTGATTGTTTGATTATGTTTATAAAAGTGGCGTTTTTTCAAAATAGACCCATTAATTGGATATAAATGCCCATTATATGATAGGTACGATAGGCGTTTATTCGTTCCAATAGATTTTATACGTAGCGTACCAGTAATGTCGAATACTTCTAATTGAATTTTATGCTTTTTAGTAAATTGTAAAATTTCATTGTTAGTTATTCCATTTTTAGAACCTAATGCCAAAATGTCCTGTTTATATTCTGGTTCATAAAATTTGCTGAATAAATAATTTCTAGCACAATCTTTAATATTATTAAGGTCTACATTAGCGTATAAATTACAAATATTTATAGGTTCAGCTTCTCGTAGTTGTTGATTTAAAAAGTCATATTTAAATGTTGAGGTGTTCGATATATCGGTGAAAATTATTTTAACAATTCTTGCTTGTGTAGGTTCTAAGTCCTTAAATAAATTATCATCAGACTCTAGTTCATTATCGTCACGTTTTAATATTTCAGTAATATTGTCTAAAATAAACTGGTCATTACTGAATAGGTATTTATAATTTTTACTAATAATAGTATCATTAAGTTTATCGATGAGCACTTCAGAGTCTTGTGGTGTGTTAATATAAATATCAGTAATTATTCGACGAGCGTCTTTGTTATCGCTGTTTTCTTCCCTATCAAGAGAATTTTGCCAATACGGAATAAATAGGTGCATTTCTACATGTAAATTTATTTTTTTTAATAGTGCTAAAGAGTTGACTAGTGTAGTCTTATTACGGAAATTTTTTACTGGCTTTAATACTTGCTTATTTGGGATGTTTTTGACTCCGAATTCTTTGAGTAGTAAGGGTTTTTTTGTTTCTAAATTGATGCGTTGAATACGGTCACCGTTTCTACTAATATGATAACGGACTGGTCCATAGGTTACGTAATCCACAGCTTGAGCTGGTGAAATCTTAGCTTTTTTGGCTATAGTTCTAACTGATTTTAAGTTTTCGGTAATATTTTCTAGCTTTGGATTACCACGTGTTTTATATTTTCTACCTAATAGAGTAAAACTTAAATTTGACATTATATATTAGTATAATATATTTTTTTTTATATATATTTTATATAATTTTTATTTTTATATATATTTTTTTTGTCGAATTGAGTCTCGCATGCAATTTGATAAGTCAATATATTGCCTAGTCAAAGAACAGCAGAAGTAGCCACACGTAGAACCCACGCAGAAATTAAGCAGTAGCCACACGTAGAATTGAAGCGTAGATGTCAGTAGTACCACACGTAGAAATTGAAGCAGTGCCACACGTAGAAATCACACGTAGAAATCACACGTAGATGTCAGTAGTACTACACGTAGAAATTGAAGCAGTAGCCACACGTAGAAATCACACGTAGAAATCACACGTAGATGTCAGTAGTACTACACGTAGAAATTGAAGCAGTAGCCACACGTAGAAATCACACGTAGAAATCACACGTAGATGTCAGTAGTACTACACGTAGAAATTGAAGCAGTAGCCACACGTAGAAATCACACGTAGAAA